CAAGCCTTGAAGAACCATCATGTGCAACTAGTATGGAATATACTAAAAGGAATGCCTATTGAAGTTTTCGATGATGAGGAACAACAGATGTGGGCAAACGACACTTATGAGCTAGTAAGTTTAAGAGATGAGGGAGATTTTAAGGGGAGTAGAGCTATAGGCTCCGCAAATTTAGTAACCGCTCTCAATATAATTAACCAAAAAATTGTTATTGAAAATTTAGCGGATAAAAATGTCAGACACTCAGCTGAAATCGCACAGAAACTTTTTGCTCAAATTATTAAGCATCTACAAGAAGAAAAACTCATCAGAAAAATACCAACTAAAGTAAGAGAAACATTTAAAATTATAGAGGGAAACAATGGAAGCAGCACTTAAAACTGAACTAAAAGCAGAAATATCAAGAATCGTTGATTTAATGATTCAAATAGAAGCTATGAGAGATCAAATTGCGTCACTCAAGAAAGACATTAAAGAAGAGTATGGAATCCCTGTTGCAACAATTACTAAAGTAGCAACGATAGTAAGAAAAGAAAATCTCTCTGAAGAAGAAGAGAAGTGGGAAGAAATCAAAGACTTTGTAGCAGCCTGCTCATAAAGTTTAAATTTTTATTGACATTGACTTAGCTTTTTGTTATTCTATTTGAAATGTGAAAAGCTAAGTCTTTAGCCATATTTTTTTTGAGCAAAAAAAGGAGAAAAAATGACTCAATTAATAGACCCGAATAAATTTACAGAAACAGTTGGCCTTTTAAGGTCATTTTTTTTGGAAAAAGGATTCCTTGAAGTACATACTCAAAATAGACTTTCTATCTTAGCAGCATGTGAAGATCCCTTTAACGTAGCAACATATAATTATGCAAGTCAAGTTTGGCCACTACCTCAAACTGGACAAATGTGGTTAGAGCATGAGCTCTTAAGTCGGCCCTCTAGTAAGGGCTTTTTTTGTGTCTCCACTTCGTACAGACAAGAACCAAATGCAATACCAGGTAGACACGACATAATATTTCCAATGTTTGAATTTGAGATGCCAGGTAACGTAGACGATCTAAAAGCAATGGAGTATGAACTATGTGATTACTTAGGCTTTGGAAAACTTACAGAAAAGACATATGCTGAATGGCAACAACATTTTGGTTTAAGTGCTGACGTAGAAATGGAAGCAGAACACGAACTAAAGATGGAAGCAGAATTTGGTCAAACTATTATCACAAACTTTCCTGAACTAACAAGCCCTTTCTGGAACATGGCAAGAAATGATGACGGCAATACTGCTAAAAAGATGGATGTTATCTTAGGTGGTATGGAAACTATTGGATCAGCAGAACGTTCATGTGATGTTGATATGATGAGAGATACGTTTCATAGTATTGTAGATGGAGAGTATAGTGAATTACTATACAAATTATTCGGCAAAGAACGTGTAGAAGCAGAACTAGAGAATTTTTTAGAGTTTGATTTCTTTCAAAGAGTAGGTGGTGGAATAGGTATTACACGTATGATTCCTGCGCTGGAAAAGATTAACAAGATTAATACCCTTAATCTAGGGTAATGAATACTCTGGGATGGTGAAACGGTAGACACGCACGATTGTTTCTCGTGTGATAGATGACGGCAAATTATTTATCGTGGAGGTTCGAATCCTTCTCCCAGAGCCAACATAATTAAATCACTTAATTTTTGATGACTTTTAGCACCTGCATGAGAGTTATCAGGTGCAAAATCTTTATGTTTTTCTAAGTCTAAATGAAACTTAATGTAATCTTCAGTTAATTCTTCTAATTGTGGCTGTAAATGAGGAAAACAACAGTGATGAATAGTTTTTATTCCTTTTGTACTTATTATTTGTTTTGCTACTGCTCCGCTCCACATTCTTTTTACTACCTCTTCTTCAGAAAAATATAGCATTCCTGCAGCGTGCCAAGCTGCTCTATGCTCTTTTGTATTCTTACGTTTATTATCCAATATTTGTTCCGATAATGTCCAATTTCTATAATATTTTTCATTCTGTAGCACATGATTTGCTACTATAAATCCCTGCCACTGATTATTTCTAAAATCCCACACTTGCCACCGATATTCATTCGTGTGACCGATAAGTATTAAATCAGGTTTTAACTTGACAGCTTCTTCAACTTGTGCTGTAATAAGATATTCAGAAGCGCCACTTTGAGCTAGGTTCTTTAAATCAGCTTTAAACTTATTTTGTACTAAATAGGGGTAACACTGCTTTTGATCAGAGAGTCCTTCTCCCTGAGTAAAACTATCGCCACAGGAAACTATTAACATGAGCGAAGAAATATTTGTAGTTGGAAATTCATGGTCTATACCTTGTGATGAAGCACCCGTACCTGCTTATAATATACTCGGTTTAAAAAACCGATGGGAAATTCCTGGAATTACTTTAGATGCACAAGCAGAATACATTATTGATAACAATCTTGTCAACAGATTTAAAGTAATTTGGCTAATTGGCCACCATCACAGAGTTGACCCAACAGGTGCTGGCCGTTATTTACTACCCTATCCTTTAGGACCTAATGATCCATACGGTAAGTTAGTAAGAGATTTGTGGTTTAAGAAGCTGACTAAAATGCCTTGGTATAATAGAATTAATGCTTTGTTTATTAAAGCGGTATTGGGTGATGCTACTAGAGATAATTTAATGCTCATACCTATTTATAGACCTCATACTTTAGAGCATATCTGGTTTACAGGACATCCTTGTATTTGGGATTTCAATTTGAGAGATTTTGCTAAAAAAGATGGAAACTTAGGTCCTCAAGGACATATGAATCAACAGGGTCATATTAAGTTTGCACCTATATTAGCATCGGAGATATACGATAGATGGAAGATTACATTAAAGATGGCTGGTCCGACGCAGTTGAAATCGGATTTAATGAGACGATAGCTAGACGAGCAAGTGATATAGTAAAATATTGCGAAAAAAATTATATAAATCACGGGCATCAATGGAGATGTGATTTTGCAGGTAAAGTTGCCATTCTTTTAAAACCTGGAGAAGGTTATGAATGGCACTTTGATAATTTAGACTTTGCGGAACGTCGATTAACAACTTCTCGTCCTGGGCGCTTTTGGTCACATCTAGTTTACTTAACTGAGGGTAAGCCTTTTGAGATTGGATCTTGGAACCCTAAAGGAAATCGAGTTGAGCAAACCGATTTTTCTGCGCCTGAACCAGAAGAGATTTTAGTTAGAATATATCCTAAACCTGGAAAAACACTATTATTTCCTTGCTTTATGGTTCATCGTATACAACCTATTGTAGATAATCGTAGATGGGCATTTGTTGATTTTGTTGATGAACCTAATTATTCTACTAAAACGAAAAAAGATTTAACTAATATATTTAATAGGTACTTTGATGAAGATACTAGGAGTAAGCTGCTATCATCACGATAGTGCAGCTGCATCATTAAAAAATAAATTTATACAAGGAGCCGCTCACGAAGAGAGGTTTACTCGTAAAAAATACGATAACTCTTTTCCAAATAATACAATTAGATGGTTACAAAATTGTTATGAGGACTGGGAGATAGCTGCTTTCTATGAAGAAAGTACCTATAAACAGTTTAAAACTGATATTAAAAAAATCACTAAAGCAGAACCTGTTTTAGTTGATCATCATAGTGCTCATGCTATGAGTTCTATTCTTATGACTGACTGGGAAGACTGCGCTGTAATGGTGATAGATACTGTTGGTGGTAAATTTTCAACATCTTTAGGAGTATATGAAAATGGCAAAATTACGTGGATCAAAAGGTTCCGTTATCCCAATTCTCTTGGGCTTTTTTATTCAACTGCTACTCGTTTATTGGGTTTTAAACCACTCAGCGGTGAGTCTCAAGTTATGGCAGCAGCAGGATATGGTACTCCAAAATGGGCTAATTTTATAAAAGATAAATTTATAAATGTTCAAGAAGGTGATTACACTTTACTACATGATCTTACTCGTGGCGTAGGTTCGGGTGTTTTAGATTGGGATATAGCTGCTTCAGTTCAGTCTGTTTTTACAGATGTTGTGGTTAACTTAGCTAATTGGCTATATAAAGAAACTGGAAAGACTAATTTAGCTTACTCAGGCGGTTGCGCTCTTAACTGTGTTACTAATTCACACTTAATGCGTTACACTTTGTTTAATGATATAGCTATACAACCTGCAGCAGGAGATGCTGGTGCTTCTTTAGGCGCAGCTGCTCTTATTGAAAGACCTGTATGGGAAAATGCATTTTTAGGATATGAGGACTATGAGCATCTACAGGCAGACGAAGCAGCAGATAAACTTATTAAAGGTGATATAATACCAATTATTCATGGTCGAGCTGAGTTTGGACCTAGAGCTTTGGGAAATAGAACCTTGCTATGTGCTCCTATAGATAGTACAATAGACAGATTAAATAAAATTAAAAATAGAGAGAACGATTCTTGGCGACCTTATGCACCTATTATTCAAGACAAGGAAGCTAATGACTTTTTTAATATATACAAAGCTTGTCCACATATGTTATTTGTAGCTGGTATAAAAGAGAAATCTAATTTTAAGACTCACGATAATACCGCTAGATTACAACATATTACAGGCTCTCAGGCTTATTTATATAAAATTTTAGAAATTACAAGACAATATGGTTATCCAATTCTTATAAATACAAGTTTAAATGCAAAAGGTAAGCCTATAGTTAATAAGAAAGAAGACTTACATGAAATACAATTATCTGACTGATGTTGAAACTGAAACTCTTAAGTCTGGCAGAACTTATTTTACCCCTGACGGTGCTTATCCTTCTATTACTACTATATTAGGAAAAACAGCTGATAATACCTGGCTCCAAAAATGGATAGAACGGGTAGGAGAAGAAGAAGCCGCACGAGTGTCTAAAGAAGCTACAGATAGAGGAACATTAGTACATGAATTTGCAGAGAGACATTTTAATGGGGAATCTATTACAGATGAACTAAAGGTTCAAACTTTAGATGTTAGACAAATGAGTCATGATTTAATTAAAATGACTGAATCAGGAGTAGAAGAGGTATGGGGACAAGAACAAGTTCTTTGGAGTAATAAATACAAATACGCTGGTAGAACTGACATGGTAGGTATCTGGAAAGGTAAACCTACTATAATTGATTTTAAAACAAGTAAGAAGAAAAAATATGTTAAACAAATTACTGATTATTTTATTCAGTGCTGTGCTTACGCTGTTGCTCACAACGAGCTGTACGGTACAGGTATCAGAAACATGGCAGTGCTCATTACAGTCGATGGCGGAGAACCCCAAATCTTTGAACGTGACGCCGTGCCTTATCTTCCACTTTTAAAGAATAGGAGAATGACGTTTGACAAACTGCAAGCAGCTAAAACTACCTCTTCTTGAAGGTGTTAATATTCACAAATTAATACACTTTTTTAAATTAGGTAAGCATCTTTTTACTGATCGATATTCAGAGTCTCCTCATTGGAAATCTTTTGACTTAATTAGTAACACAGGCTACTCGCCTATGTTTAAACATTTTCCTGAAATAGTAAAATGGTCAGAAATGTTACAAAAAAAGAAATTCATTTCAAAAATACTAACACTTTACATATCAGTATTAGCACCCCGACAACAGATACCTTGGCATGTTGATATGGATAAACTAGGATTTAATAAAGCATTTATTACGGCTTTACACATTGATGATAGCTTTATCGAGTTTAAAGATGATAAAAAATATTTTTATAAAAAAGGCTATAGCTATGCATTACAAACAGGAATTGAGCATAGAATTATAAATATGAGTGATGATTATAGAATTACACTGTGTACGTCCCCAACAAAGGAGTTAAATAATGATACAATGGTTGCATGATTGGTATGAGACTTGGAAATTCAATAAAGAATTTGAGAAAAAGAAGAAAGAACTATTAAAAAAAGATCCCTTTATTTATAAGAATGGTAATGATGATAAGAAGAATTAAAAAACCACTGCTGGAATTTTTCGAAAAACACACATTGACCGATGCTGAAAAATCTTTTATATTAGGTTGTATAACTTCACAGAAAAAATTTCCACAACTTACACACCGTCAATGGCAAGTGGTTTGTGAGATAGAAAAGAGATACAAAGATGAGCAAATACTCAGGGGTAGAGAGACTACCTAGCGGAAAAATTAAATATAGGGGTACTACTTTTGCAGGATTCAACAAACCGAGACAATCTAACCGACCTGAGAAAAAGGGTATGGTACTTGCAAAAAAAGGCGATAAAATTAAACTTATCCATTTTGGAGACAGTTCTATGGGGCATAACTACAGCCCAGCGGCGCGTAAGAGCTTCAAGGCAAGACACGCAAAAAATATCGCAAAAGGACCTATGTCCGCTGCTTACTGGTCTGATAAGGTGTATTGGGCAGGACCGAAAGGTTCCACAAAACAACCGCCAAAATCACAAAAGTATGTTAGAAGATGATCCCAGTTATTATGGCTGGTAATTAACTATTTCATAAGCAATAATCTATGACAAATATAATAAAATTTCATCTGGTACAAGACTTTCCAGATACTCTTGTACTTCCTCCACTTTCTTCTAAGAAACTTATTCCTGATTGGTTTAAGAAAATTCCACCTACAAATGAAGACGATCTTACAGTAAAAAAATGTGTACCGTTTATTGATGCGATGAGTGCTGGGTACACTATTTTATCTCATATAGATATTATATTATATCAGACTGAAAAGAAAGAAGTTAGAATATATTGTCCAGATAAGAAACATGAAGAACATTGTAAACGTTGGCCTCCTATAGAAACTCATCCGCAAAGGCAAGTTCCTGGCTCACCGATGTCGGGATATACTATCATAAAATTCATGAGTCCATGGATTATTGAAACACCACCTGAGTATTCAACATTATTCTTACCTCCCATAAATAGACTAGAAATACCTATAGTTCCTTTAGTGGGCTTAGTAGATACAGATACTTACTACAATAACGTTAATATACCTTTTATACATACAGCGCTACAACCCGATAATGAAAAGCATTTAATACCTGCTGGTACTCCTATTTGTCAAGTAATTCCTTTTAAACGAGAAGAGTGGAAAGCTGAGTATACTTGGACAGAGAAAGAACAGTTAGATAGACAAAAAGAAGAGCGTGTAAAAATTACAGCAGAGAGACTAGATTGGTATAAAAATAATGCTCATCAAAAGAAAAAGTATGTCTGAATGTTGTATAATAGGAGCAGGAAGTACAAAATATAATGCATTACCAAATAAGCACAATTTCTATATAAGTGCTAATCTACATTACCCTAATGCTAACATTATTTTTGCACAAGATGATCCTATATTAGATAAAATACTAAAGAAGAAACTAGATGGTTTTAATACACAACCTGTATTTACAACACCTCAAAAATATCGTGACTACAAGGACTTTAGTCGGTGTTATGTGTTTGATTATAGGAACTTTTATAATACAGGAAGTTTATCATCTGGCCTAAATGCCATTGTTTTGGCACAGTTTTTAGGTTTTACGCATATCAATCTTGCAGGATTTAACTTTAATGAAAAAGATTATTCGGTTGATTTTGATACAATTAGAGGTAATGTAAAATATACATTTTTATAAGGAGAAACAATGGATATAGATAAATTAAGAGAAGAAATTGAATATGATGAAGGAAATGTTCAGAAAATATACTTAGATCATCTTGGGTTGCCTACTTTTGGTATTGGACATCTTGTACGTGAGTCTGACCCTGAACATGGTTGGGAAGTAGGAGTAGAAGTTAGTAAGGAAAGATGTGACTCTGTTTTTAACGAAGATGTTAAAACAGTTATAGCTGACTGCCATAAACTTTATTCTGACTTTGATGATTTACCTGAAGAAGCTAAACGAATAATTGCAAATATGATGTTTAATATGGGTAGACCTAGATTATCTAAATTTAAAGGTATGAAAAGAGGTGTGGATGCGAGAGATTGGAACGCAGCCGCAGACGAAATGGTTGATAGCAGATGGTATCGCCAAGTAACAAAACGCGCTCAAAGATTAGTTGATCGAATGAGAGCTGTATAACCGATATATCGGTTTTTTAACTAACTTGGGTGATGCATAAGTTAACGAACACCCTCTATTAGAAAGATAAAATTAATGAAACTACTAAAACTATTGATAGTTGCACTATCAGTTATGTTTTTCAGTGTTGCACATGCTGAAAATAAGACAAAAGTCGGATTTATTTATGTTGGCCCAACTGGCGACCATGGATGGACTTATAGACACGATATAGGAAGACAAGATGTTGAAAAGCATTTTGGAGACAAAGTTGAAACCACTTACATTGAAAGTGTAAAGTATGGACCTGACGCAGAACGTGCAATCAGAGCTATGGCCAAAGGTGGAGCAGATATTATATTTGCAACAAGTTTTGGTTACATGGAGCCTATGCTTAAAGTAGCAAAAGAATTTCCAAATGTAAAATTTGAACATGCTACAGGTTATAAGCAATCAGATAACATGGCAAGTTATGGATTGAGATTATACCAAGCCAGACACGTACAAGGTGTAATTGCAGGTATGATGACTAAGACTAACAAAATTTGTTACGTTGGTGCATTTCCAATTCCAGAAGTTATTCGTGAAATTAACACGTATTACTTAGGTGCTAAGTCGGTTAATCCAGATGTTGATATTGATATCGTATGGGTTAATACATGGTACGATCCAGGTAAAGAAGCACAAGCCGCTAAGGTTATGATTGCAGAAGGTTGTGATATGGTTGCTCAGCATACTGATTCACCTGCCCCATTGCAGACTGCAGAAAAAGCAGGCGTACTAGGTTTTGGTCAAGCATCAAACCAATATAAGTTTGCTCCTAAAGCTCAGTTGACTGCAACTATTGACAACTGGTCACCATACTATATTGAAAAAGTACAAGCAGTAATGGACGGCACTTGGAAGAGTGGTGATTACTTTGGGCACATGAAAGATGATGTTGTACAGATGGCACCATTTACTAATATGCCAGACGATGTAAAAGCATTTGCACAAAAGATTAAAGATGGTATTACCAATGGAAAGTATTTTGCTTTTACTGGTCCTATCAAAGACAACACAGGTAAACTTCAGTTGAAAGACGGAGAGATTGCTAGTGATGCACATCTTAATAGTATGATGTACTATGTTGAAGGTATTGACGCTAAAGTGCCTGGTAAATAAAAATGATACCAATAATAGACTTTAATGATACCAATCATTTAAAGCATATAGAAGAAGCCTACACTAGTGTAGGCTTCGCTGTATTTAAAAACACATTAGCTTCTAAAGATCAAACTACTATGAATGTGTGGTTTGATTTAATGAAAGAATTTTTTAAACAAGATTTAGAAGAAAAAAATAAATACAAATATCAAGCTAAAAACAACTTAGGTTATTCAGTTATGGGTGCAGAAAACGTAGATCCTAATGCACCAAAGGATATGAAAGAAAGTTTTAATTATAATAACAGTAGAATGCCTAATGAGTTATGGCCTACTATAAATGGATTTAAATCAAATGCATTACAAACTATTGACATTGCAGATAGACTTACACTACAAATCTTAGAAAAGTTTGACACTATATTAGAGACAGATTCAGTATTAGTTAATTCACATTTAAAACCGTATAATACCACAAGAGTTATACATTATCCAGCGTATACTGGCTCTTTAGAAGATAAACAATTAAGAATAGGTGAGCATAGTGATTATGGAACTGTTACTCTACTTTGGCAGATTAATGATGTACCAGGATTAGAAGTACAAGATTTAAACGGTGTTTGGCACCCAGTACCTTACGAAAAAAATGGTGTTGTAGTTAATATCGGTGACTTACTACAACGTTGGACTAACGATTATTTTGTTAGTACAAAACACAGAGTGGTAAATAGCCATATACATATTCCAAGGTACAGTATGCCACATTTTGTAGATCCTACTCCAGGCACTATTGTTGAAAATCTTACTAATGAGCCTGCAAAATATGAACCTATTGAGAGTAAAGAATATTTAATGTGGCGATTAAGTCAGAGTTATTAAATTTTTAAAATGTAATAAAATTGTAACATTTGTGTAATATAATTGTAATATGTAGGTTAATGACCTACTTTTTACTTTTGGAGAAAGTTAATGAAAGAATTAATTAAAAAGGTAGGTAAAATGGAATTAGGAAATCCCGTAATCACGGTACTCTTCGGACTTGTAATTTTTTATATAGGTCTTAAAATGTTCTCAGGTGGAATGAAATCCATGGGAAACTTAGAACACTTAAACTTCTTTTTAGGTAATCCGATGTATATGTTTATAGGTGGAATAGTCATGACGTTATTATGGCAATCTTCATCTCTTTCTACAACTGCTATAATAGCTTTAGTAGCATCGGGAGCAATACCTCTGCCCGCGGCAATAGCAGCTGTACTAGGGGCTAATATCGGTACAACCGGCACCATTTGGTTAGCTGGTTTTTTAGTATCTGATGGCATGCCCAAAGGAGATACTTTAAGAATAGCTTTGGCTCATAGCGGTGCTAATCTCTTTATGGCAGTAATGTTACTACCTTGGGTTCATCACATAGCTAGGTGGCTATCTAAATTTTAACCTTGCCAAACCACTTTTCAAAAATTATAATTAACTTATGGGAATGAAACTGTTTATAGGCTCACTTATGGTTATGGCTGTGATGGCAGCTGGGTTCGCTTGGTATTTCAAAAATACCCAGGCACGTATAACTACGCTTGTAGGAAATCAAGCTAAGTTAGAAGGTGTCATCCAGACACAGAACGAAACTATGAAAACCATGAAAGAAAACTTAACTAAACAATTAAATCTTAGTAAAGATTTAAATGCAAAGTTAAACGAAGCCGATAAACAAAATAAACAAATTGCAGGACTATTAGCAAAAACTGACATAGTTAAAAACTCTATGGCTGACCCAAAACGTGTGGAAGGATCGATAAATGAGAAAGCTAAAAAGCTATTTGATACTATCAAAAGCATTACTACTCGTTCTTCTACTAAGTAATTGTTCTTTTATGCCAGAACCCAAAGTGGTTACTGAGACAAAGATTATAAAACCTACAATTATGATAGTAGATCATCCTGAGCCGTTAACGTTTGCAGATATGAATATGACAGTAATTACTGAGAAAAATGTTAATGAAGTAATTAAAACTATGAAAGAAAAGAAAGGTTACTTCGTTATTTACGGACTAGATCCTCAGTCTTTTAGCAATTTAGCTATTAGCTTAGAACAAATTAAAAGGTATATAGAACAACAAAAACAAATAATACTTTATTACGAAAAATCAGTTAAATAAAGTAATTATCCCCCAAGGAGTTACAATGATTGACCCAATCAGTGCCATTGCGATGGCTACTACTGCATTCAACACCATTAAAAAAGGTTTTGAAGTCGGCAGAGATATAGAATCAATGTATGGAGATATGGGCCGCT